GCCCTAGTTCGGGGCGGTCGGGGTACCGATGGCATTAGGAAGATTGACCGCAGGAGCCTCCTCGTCGGCATCGATCCAAACAGCCCCACCGCGGTCTATGCTCGCGCGCACTCACGGGGCGAGGGGCGCATGCCGAAGCGGCCACCCGTGCGCTACGATCCCACACCCTTCTCGCCGGACCTCAACCGGGTCGGCAAGATCGGAGGGCGTGTTCCCTTCGGGTCGGCGGTGGCTCAGATCTTCCAGGTCTACATCGTCAAGAAGCGGAAGCAGGCCCACGCGGACAAGCTCTTTGCTGATCGCTATGACTGGCGGAAGATGCGCCGGGGCGTGATGGCGCTCGGCAAGAGGACGAAGTAGTGGCGACCTTCACAGAGCGAGCAGTGGACGCCGTGAACGCGATCCTCACCGATGGGGCCACTGGACTCAACGGAGCTACCCTGCCGGCGCTCAGGGCGGCGCTCGGCATCGGGTCGGGGGCTCTGCCTAGCATCCAAGTCTTTGAGAAGTGGTATCACCGAGCAGATCAGGCCAACGCCTTCCCATACTGCTCCATTGTCGTCAACTCGACGACCGGCGAGCTGGAGCCGAACTCGCGCTTTTATCGGGTCACCTTCGACCTCGCTATCGTCGTGCTTGATGCGAACATTGACGGGAACGAGAAGGACGTCTTGGTCGCCGGTTGGCGCTACGGGGATGCCCTAAAGACGCTCTTTCAGCGCCGCGTCGGTGCCGGCGGACAGGGCTGGACCCTGGGCAACGCGTCGGGCATCATACGGGCAGAGATCACGTCTCAGCAAGTCGGGGCAGACCCCGGGCTATCCGTGCCCAATGTTGCGCTCTTGACCACGCTAGAGTGCGTGACTTCAGAATCTTATTAGGAGATGAGACATGACTGGTCCGAAGGTTGACATTGGCAGGGATTTGGTCGCGTTCGTCGCGGGCCAGTCCTCTTATTCCCTCACTGACACCGCCGGGGAGTCCTACCCCGAAGCGGCTGACGCGATCCGAGTGATCGGCGGCTCTGCCGGTGGCACGATCCCCTTCGCTCTCCGAGAGGACAAGTTCGGCACCGCCACGGGCGTCCCAGGCATCGAGCAGAAGCGCACCGCCGAGGGCTCGATTGAGGGCTATGTCATGCCCTCGGGCACGCTGACCACGATCCCCGACATGGGCGCGGACCTACTCGTCAAGGGTGGCTGGAAGATCGTTAATAACTCCAGCACCACGACGGCGGTCAGTGGTGGCTCCTCCACTGTCGTCAAGGTGGACGTGAACAGCGTGACCGGCTTCTCAGTCGGAGATGGGGTCATTGTCGAGACAGGGAACGGAACCGGCTTCTTTGAAGCTCGCCGCATCGTCGAGGTGAACTCTGCCGCAACCCCTGACTATATCAAGGTTGAGCCGGCCCTCACATTCACCCCAGCAGCTTCGGCCACCGTCAAGGGCGTCATTTCCTATAAGCCCAGCGACGAGCGGGACGACGCCGAAGACGCGTGCTGCCTCTGGCTGATGAACAACAACTCAGCCGACCGAATCAGCGGCTGGACCCCGGACTCCTACGAGTTCACGATGGGCGGCGAGGATGCTGCTCGGTTCACTGCCTCGGGCACCGGACAGCGGCACGACCGCCTCTTCCAGACTGGGCTTGACGCTGACCTTGTGACGGGCGCGGGCAGTGTGACGGTCATCGAGGGGCTCGCCTCGGCGGGTGATGCGCTGAACACCTACTGGCTCCTTGAGAACGGTGGGGTCACTGCTCCCGAAGCTGTCAAGGTCACGGCGATCTCAGGGGCAACCTGGACGATCACCCGAGGAGCAATCGGCGGATACCCGAACCCCGGCTCAACATGGTCGGCCAGCAACTCGACGATGCGCCCATTCCGTCCGACTGGGACCTACGCCGGATCGCCAGTGCCGGCCACGAGCGGCCAGCTTGTCGTCTCTCCCTACGGTGCGGCGGCGGGTCTTCCTCTCCAGATCAACAACGCGAGCCTCTCGTGCTCCTTTGGGGTCACAACCCGCGACGATGTGCTCGGCACCCTCTACAAGGCGCAGGGCTACACGATGAACCAGCGCGAGGTGACGGCCACCTTGTCCGGTTGGACGCTCAGGGACGAGAACATGTCAGCCCACACCTACGCCTTCCAGGCTGCCGAGGTCGCTGGAGCCAACTCCCAGCAGCTCAGTGTGGCCTGCCAGACGGGTCAAGCCGCCGGGTCGATCTTCGCGTGGGTCGCCCCCCGAATGCGCCAGCAAGACGTGAGTCTCGACCGGGGGGCCGAGGAGGTCACGCTCGATATGACCGGAGTCTGCGAAGGCACCTCGGCGGGGGCTGATGAGATCTTGATCATCTTCGCCTAATCAACAACCCTCAAGCACGGGAGCGTCACCGTGGAACTGAGTAAGTGGAAGCGCCGTCGCTTCACCCCCGAGTGGGGAGACAACCACCTCGAAGACGAGCCTTGCGTCGTCGTCTTCTCACCTCCTTCTGTGGGCTGGATGGCTCGATGGCGAGAGCTTGCGATCTCCGCTCCCGAGCTATCCGCCGAGCGTGCGTCGGAGGAGGGCTTCGTCAACACGATCAAGGAGTGGTCCGAGAAGATCCAAGGCTTCCGATCCGAGCTGCTCGAAGATCTGGTTCTCGGGGTCGATCAACTGACCCTCGACGGAAAGGCCATCGACCGATCCCAGGCTCTGGAGTTCATCATGGACAACGAGGGTCTGAGGGACGAGATCTTCGCCGCCGTGCTTGCCGAGGGGGTGCTGACCAAGGACGAGGGAAAAAGCTAAGGGCGGCTCTTCAGTACGCCGCCCACCCCGACCCGAGCCCCGAGCAGACAGAGCACTGGGGCGATGACTGGAACGGATGCAAGCTCTGGGGGTCCTGCCACGGTCAGCGGTGCAAGGGGGGCGAGCGGTGGAGGTCATCGGTCAGATATCCGCAGCAAAGGCCCGCAGGCGTCCATCCTGAGCGCGCGCGCCTTGATCAATGCCCCGTCAAGGCAGTCGAGCCTCGGGCGTGGCGCTTCTTGCGGCTCTGGAGCGCCTGGAGGCAGCTCGGCGGGATGCCCGGCCCCGGATCCGTGGAGGAGCAGGAGGCCAAGCTGGTCGATGCTTTCTCGGTGCTTGACTCGGAGTCAGATATGATACAGGCGGCAGCACGCGAGGAAGCGGAGCGGCGAGCGCGATCACGGAGACGACATGGCTGATGGTATCAATCTGAAGATGAGGATGAGCGGCGACGAGAAGGTGCGCCGTGACATGAAGAAGACCGGCAAGTCGGCGTCAATGATGGGCAGAGGGGTCGCCGCAGCCTCAACCAAGCTGACAGCGATGGGAGCCGCGTTTAACCCGGTCACAGCAGGGCTGGCAGCCGCAGCGGCTGGGCTTGTCGCTGCCGCGGCTGCGGCGAAGATCACCAAGGATGCCTTCGTCGCGACAATCCGGTCGACGCTTGCGCTGGCCGACGAGCTGGACACCATCACTAAGAAGGCGCAGAGCATCGGGGCGACCAACACCGATATCCAGCTTGTCTCGAATGCGATGGCCCTCTTCGGGGTCGAGACCAACGCGACGATCAAGGCCACCCAGAAGTTCAATCAGGCGCTCGGGCAAGCCATGCTCCCCAATGCGCCCAAGACGCTCACGGAAGCATTCGGCCGCCTCGGGATGAGCGCTCGGGAGCTGGCTGCCCTCCCCTTACGAGAGAGGTTCATCGCAATCGCTCAGGGTTTCGCCACCTATGAGAACCAAGCCACCAGGGCAGCTGACGCATCACTCCTCTTCGGTCGCATGGGCAAGGACGCTCTCACAGCCTTTTCACAGGGTGGGCAGGCGATGGAAGACGCCATCGCGGACGTCGAGCGCTATGGGATCGCGAGCGATCTAGCCTTCCAAAACTCCGAGCATCTGGTGGACGCTCAGTTCCGGTTGGAGCTGGCCTTCAATGGCTTGAAGACTCAAGCGCTTGAGCCCTTGATGCCAGTCCTGGAGGGAGTCGCGCAAGGTCTCGCCGACACACTCGCGGGGATGGACGACGAGCAGGTACGACAGTTCGGGGTGGCCTTCTCCGGCTTCTTGAAAAGAATCGTGATTGGAACCGCCGCCGCCGCCCCGGCCCTTGAGGCGGTCACCGCGGCTGTTGTCTTGTTCGGAAAGGCTCAGTTCAAGGTTGCCGGGATCATGGCTCGGCTGTTTTTGCCTGGGTTCACGGCGGTCGCCGACATGGTCGGTGTTGGGATTGATCTGAGTCTTGAGAAGTCGGACAAGAAGTGGGATTCGTGGGCGGACTCGATCATTAGCTCGATCGACAAGGCACAGGCCCGCGCGGCTGAGACAATGATCGGGCCTGCATTCGGGCCTGAGCCTCCACCGGGGACTCCTTCCGGAGGCAATGGCGGCAAGGGCGGCAAGGGCGGAGGAACTAGCCGGAAGGTCGACCCTCTGGCGGCGCTCAAGAAGGAGAAGGAGCTTCTCGCCAAGGATCTGGACATGTATCGGCAGAGCCTCAAGTCAAAGGAGGAGGTGCTGCTTGAGAGTTTGGAGCGTCGTCAGGAGGTGACTCGTCAGCTCCAGGAGGCGGGGTTGTTGTCAGATCAAGAGGCCGATCTGATGCGAATCGAGTTCGCGCGCCAAGTGGACGACCAGCTTTTGGCGATGGAGCAAGAGAGAGCCCGAAAGACAGCTGAGATCCGAGACCAAGAGCTGGCCGAAGAGCAGGCGAGGTTAAATCAGTCGCTCCAAAGGGCCCAGGAGAGGGCAGCCAAGGACAAGGCACGCGAGGAGAAGTATCTCCTCGACCAGCAAAGCGCCGCGATAGCCACCCTCGATGCTACTGGATCCTTCGCGCAGTCGATCTCCCAGATGGTCAGCGCGACGATGGGCGAGAACAGCGAGGAGGCCAAGAAGGCGGCACAAATCGCCTTTGGTGTTCAGCAAGCCTCATCCCTTGCTCAGGCGACGATCTTGATGGCTCTTGCCATTGCTCAGGCAAGTGCGGCTGCACCGTCTCCCCTCAACGTCCCCGGAATCATCCAGGCGTCGGTTACGGGTGCCGCTCAGATCGCAGCCATCACAGCCGCCACGATCTCGGGTGTGGCCGACGCGGGCTTACCCCCCGGGGCTCTGCGCTCAGCCGGACTCAACCAGCACACCGTCCTCGCTGTCCGCAACGACGAGATGGTACTCGATCCGGTTGGCACCGCTGCGATCTCCCGTATGCTGGAGCAGCGAGCGACAGGCCAGGGTCAGCCGATCATGGTCAATGCTTCCGTCGAGATTGACGGCGAAGTGCTCGGGCGCAGCGTTGACAACCACCTCGTCCGCTCCTCCGAGCGTGGCCTGGGCTACGAGCGAAGGATCCGTTATTAATGTCCCACACCGCATTCTTCGCTCAGGACCGCTTCTCCCACAAGGACACCTCGGTCAACTTCCCTCAGTCGTTTTTAAGCTCGCCAGACGCGCCGTACAACAACGCGCTGGACGACCGCCCCCGGCTTGTCTGGCAAGCCCCGACTCCGGGTTACTGGGCACTCCCGACAGATCACTATCTAGACCTCAACGAGGGGTCAGGTGAGATCAGCGTCCTGCTGCCGCCGGCCACCGGCTCAGCCGCTGACTTTGCGACGTCGATTGAAGCATTCCTCAATGCCTCAACCTCAACGACTCGGACCTACACCGTCAGCTATGACGTTGCGACCTCTAAATTCACTATCTCCGCCACGGGCACCTTCTCGATCTTGTGGTCGTCTGGGAGCCACGGGGGAAGCTCGGGAGCCAACCCTCGGCAGTGGCTCGGCTGGGGGATCAATCCTTCGGACACCTCCTCAGCGACGAGTCACGAGGCCCCAGAAAGGCGGCACGGGACCGAACTCTGGATCACCTTTGATCTAGGAAGCGCCAAGGCTGTCGATGCGCTCGCCCTGGTGCTCGAAGCCGGGGAGGATGTTGACATCAACTCGGCCAACTACAGCAGCGTGAGAGCTTATGCCAACGCGACTGATCTGGGCTCGCTAAATCGGACCTACTGGGAGGCGAGCGCGGCGAAGAAAATGACCTTTACCGCCGTCCCCACCGAGGCCGAGAACACGATCCAAGTGGCCTACCACTCGGACGGGACGATGACCTATCGGTATTGGGCGTTCTCTTATCGTTTTTTCGACGAGGACCCCTATCACGCTGTCGGGATCCTCAAGGCCCTCAAGAAGTACACGAGCACAGAGCGCCAGATCACCGAGCTGTCCGGGCACGGGCTAGTCGATCCGACCCGACCTCTCCAGGTCGGCAACTATTATCCGGCCCAGGACCTCCTCCATTGGGTTGCCCCACTGAACTTCAATGCGTGGGAGGCAGCGACCTACCGAGACACCGTGCAGAGGGTCGTCCGAGAGGGTCGCTCCAGCGGACTCCTCTGGGCTCTCCGGTGGGACAAGATCGCCGATGGGACCTACACCGCTCAGAGCGAGGCCGACAAGGGGTTCCTGCTATGGGGCGCAATCACAGACTACGGTCAGGGGACGTATAGCGGGGCGGGCTCGTCTAGCTACATCTCGGGCGAGCTGACGATCCAGCAGGTCCGTTGATGTCGCTGCGAAAGCCGATTGACTGGACGAAGCCGAACCTGCGGATCGCCTATCTCATCGAGGGCGTCTTCCTCGCACCCAACAGCACATCGCCCAACTATGTCCGCTGGTGCGGTCCTCCAGGGCGCACAGGGAGCGGCCTGACTGCCTACGCGACTCTCGGCCCCAACTCGTTCCCTCCGGCGCAGTCTCAGCCCGGAGAGACGCCTCTCGCGCCCGTCGCCTGGGAGACACGGCTCACCCGTGGGCGCTACGACGCCACCCTCGGAGATCTATCGCAGACGGTTCAGGCCATTTCAGATGTGACCTGCACGGTCGCTCTCGGAGACGATGACAATGCGAGCGTATTCTCCTCGGTCGATGACCTGCGGGATATGGCTCAGCGGGGTCGGTGGCGCGGCCAGATCGCTCGGATGATCCTGGTGGACATGGACGAGATCGATCGCTTCGAAGTCGTCGTGGATGGAACCTGGGATCGCGACCCCGACGCGATTGATCATCGGAGCTTTAAGATCACGATCAACTCAGATGGTTCGGTTGCCCCGTCTCGCTCGTACCTTAGTGGTCAAACTCCAGATACAGTCGACAACTTTCAGACCTACACCTATGCCGCTACGACGTGGATCCAGAGCCCGAACGGGTCAGCCCTTCCAGCCTTCAGACTGAACCCCGACCTTGTTGGAAAGTATTGTCCTGAGATCCTCGGAGGCGCACGCAATGATGATGTGTGGAGGGAGCTGATCCCATATGGAGCCCTCAGCACCAAGAGCTTCGCTTGGGTATCGGCCCGATACGATCAATTCTGCTACGACGTTGTCTGTGAGACGGATAACGGGCTAGTCAAGATCAGCTCAGGCGGCTCGAACGTGATCCGGGTCTTCAATAACAACGACCCAACGCGCGGCCCTACCGGGACTTGTGTTGTCTTCACCACGCCCTCGGGCTTTAATTGGGACGGGACTGCATCAAAGACTCACCGGGCCTTCGGCAAGGTGGCAGGAGGTCGGCCAGTCCTTCGTCCCTCCGGCTATTCGGACATCGGATTCACCGGAAACCCGGAACTCGGGTCGAACATCCCGAGCGGAGGGGAGGCGACCCCGACCAACACCACGATACCTCCGACCGTCGCCTCGGATGTGACGACCGTCTTTCAGGACTTAATCATCGACAGCCACTTCCTCGAATTGCCCAACATGCTGCACCCGAGTGCGATGAGCCAGCTGACGATTTGGATGACCCTCAAGGGGCTCCCTTTTGCCCGTAATGCCTCCCTGCCCCAGGAGCCTACCAGCAAGCCGCTGACTTATCGTGAGGTGTTTGCCCCACTGATGCTGTCTATCCCGGCGGACCTTATTCTGAAGAGGGACAACGCCGACCCACTCGGAACCCGCAAATTCTATGCAGTGGTCCGACAACAGCCGGGGGATGCGGCCGAGCACACGATCACGATTGGCGACCTTGCCGACGCCTCCCTGCCTCCTCGGGTGAAGCAGCTATCAGATCCCGATGGACACTACTCCAACGACACGACAATCCAGACCGAGGATTTCTTCACGAGCCCGGTGGTCGGGACGTCGGACGGCGACAAACTAACTCCGACGAGTTCACAGGTGGCCGAGATTGTCAACACAACAGAGCAAAGCTTCACAGGGGAGGCCATCGGAGGAGAGCAGGAGATCGAGTTTTTCCGCTATGACAGCACCTCCGACTTCCGGGCCTGGGCGACGGTCATTGAGAGGGAGCGCAGCCGGCCCCAGGTCGTGCTTGAGGTCACCCTCGGGACGCCTCACTGTCAGAGGGAACTCGGAGATCGCGTGCAATTTGACTGTCCAGGGGTGTACGATGGCCCCGGACATATCCGGTCCATGAGGTTCGATCTCGACGCGATGGTCGTGACGATCCGCAGCTATCACCAACCGACCGCCCCGGCGGTCACAACGACTAGCACAGTGAACGACAAGGCGAGAGTCGTGTCGAAGACAAGGAGGGGCTGATGCCCGGTGGCATTTCCTATATTGGCGACCTGACCATCCAGGAAGACGGCGGCGAGATCACTTCGCAAGCTATCGGAGACAAGGCCCTCAAGACAACCGCAGCCGACGCCGACACGCTGGAAGTCTCCAGCACGACCGGCAAGCTCCAGATCAAGCCAGCCGGCAGTTCAAAGGCCAACGGGGTTGGTCGTGACGACATGAGCAAGTACGCCGGCTTCTGGCTCAAGGGAGCCCTGTCCGCTACCCGCACCGCCGGAGGGATGTTCGCTGTCGAGAACACCTACGGGAGCGATCTGATCGTTACTCGGGTGATCATCTCGGTCACCTCGGCGTCTTCAGCGGCATCGTCTGCCAGCGTCGGCATTGCAGCCAACGCGACCACAGCCTCGGACACCCTCCTGGATGACTTCGACTCGGGTGGTCAGGGCGTCTATGACAACATGGACAACAAAGGGACCAACGGAAAAGCCAAGGCCAAGTGGGGCACCGGCCAGTTCGTGACCGGCTCGGAGTCCACTGGAAACATCACGGGCATCGTCGGCACCTACGCGATCCACGCTATTGACATGAACTAACACGGGACCGGCTAGCGAGCGCCGGACCCACACCGCCAGGAGACTCGAATGGCACGCTCACTCCCTCTCTTCATCAAGCCGACCTCTGTGTCGGTCACCACCTCGTCTTCGGCTCCCGGTGCCACGTCTGCGCTGACCTGGGCCTCGGCTGGCGTCCAGCTTGTCGGAGTGACTGCCAAGCTGGCGTCTACGGGCGGCAAGGTCACCTTGAGCATCTATGACGGCGAGGCTTTGGCTACTGCCCCCTTGGCCTATCAGGTGGAGTTCGACTTCACGAGCGTCACCCAGACCTCGGATGTCCAGGCCACGCCGATCCCGATCTTCAGCGCTCCCAGTTACACGGTGCAGTCCGATGCAACCGGAGCCAGCAAGTCCTTCTCCTTCGAGATCGCCTTCCAGAAAATCAGCGTCGAGGGCTAAATCATGGCGAACTCAGTCAAGATTCCAGGGTCTGCCAACGCCGTCAACGTGCCCCCCGAGGCGGTTGTCGACACCTCCGCTTGGGAGCTGGTCAAGGAGTTTGACTTCACCGACCAGGGTGCTCACACCTTCTCAGACAATGGGACTCACTCGATCAATTCGATCACCTGGACCGCTCGCAACCAGACGAGATCAAGTTCCTTCGAGCTAAAGTCCGGCGGCGGGGGACTAGAGATCGGGAGCAGCTCAAGCCAACTGACCAATCGCTGGTATTCCACCGTTCAGAACGGACCTGCCTTGGTGGCCGACTTGTCCAGCATCGTCAGCGGCTATGACTTAAACGATACCTTGGTGCTTCAGTGCCTGATGACGGCCGAAGCGACGACAATCCAGAGCGACGGAGACGAGGCCAGCCAATATCTCTTCGCCGGAATCCTCGCGACGGACGGGGGATATGGAAACAGCGGGGGAGGTAACTGGATCACTTCAAGCTGGTATCGCCGGCTCTCAGCGACGACGAATTATTTCTACTCTCGCGGAGGCGGCGGCTCAACCTCTGGCGCTGGTGACAACGACGCTCAGGCCGACACGGGGGCAGGGGCTGCGACCTTCTTGGAGCTTGTCTTGTACCCCGCTGCCGCGTTCAGCACTGCGGGCTCCCTTGACACCTCTTTTCAAGATCCGGTCACTGCTACCGGCGGGCGGTTTTTTGGAAGCATGCAGACCGTTCTCCCGCAAAACATCGGAAGCACCGGAACGACCTCGCCAGGAGCTAATCCAGCCTTCACCCTGCGACCGGCGAACCTACACTGCGGACTCTACTTCTCGTATCTGACAACGGGTGGAAACAGGGGCAGTGCGGGCAAGGTGACCTTCACTAAATTCCGAGTCTTGAAGAGGAAGTAATATGTGGGATCAAGACAACATGTCAGCCGGGATGGACGCCGCTCACGCCGACTATGGGCTGCCCGCTGCGATCACCGAGCTGTCGGTGAGCAGCAACGTGCTGTATATCAGCCTGAAAGACGCTCAGGGCTCCCTCCTGGCGAACTACTCCTACACCCTTGAGGGCGTACTGACGCGGATCGGAGACTGAAATGGAAGAGTTCGGTGGGCTTGGTGGACTGAGCGCGACCGGCATCCTAATCGTGATGGTGCTGAAGGTGGTCCTTGACTACCTACAGAGTCGGGATGAGGCCGAGAGCAAGGCCGAGTCGGGTGGGAAGCAAGAGCAGTGCGATGAGTTCGAGCAGCAGCTCGTGATGATTCGCGAGGCCCAGGCTAGGACTGCGGCGAACTGCGAGAAGATGAGCGAGGTGCTCGGGGCAAAGGACGCTGATGGGCTCCCTTTGGTCTACACCCCACGCTCTCTGACGAAGAGCATCGAGCTACTGTCAATGAGCGTGACGAAGCTCTCGGACCACGTTCAAGGCCGCTGATGCTGCACCCGATCCTCCGTCGCGTCGAGGCCATCGGCGGGCGCGTCTTCACCTCCGGCGATTGGAATCTCAACCTCGTCGGCATTCGCAACCCCAGCGGCACGCCCAACAAGTTCGACGACGAGATCCACGCGATATACAAGGACGGCGGGCAGTGGGTGGATCGGTGGTGGCCGGTGACGACAGACCCCGGCACCTACTGGCTGGAGCACCCGATGAACAAGCTGGGGACGGCTGCGGTCGTCGCGGATCGCCAATACCCCGGACTCTGGAAGCTCGGCAAGCATCAAGGCAAGTACGAGGCACTCGTTCAGAAGGGTTCAGAGATCGCTGTTCACCGCGACGATAATTTAGATGCCAAGGTGGACTACCGTCCCGACAACATTCAAGAGGGTTGGTTTGGGATCAACTGCCATCGAGCCACCGCTTCAGAGTTCGGCTCGGTGAACGTAGACAAGTGGAGCGCTGGCTGTCAGGTGTTCGCGAGCCCGCACGACTTCGATTGCTTCCTCCTCCTATGCAAGACCCAGAAGCGTGAGCGTGGCTGGGACTCCTTCACCTATACGTTGTTAAATGGCGGCTGGTAGCGACGAGGACTTAGGTGAGTTGATGGTCCTTACTGCTATCGCAGCGGTGGTCGTCTCTCTTGCCTTCCTGCGCGTTTGCTCAGCTGGGTGCTAACATCAGCCAACACCTTGGAGATCCACATGCAAAAGTTCGTCAGCAGGAAGCTACTGCTCACCCTCCTCGCCATCCTTCTCGTTGCCGGGTCTGACCTACTCGGGCTCGGGCTAGACGATGAGAGCCTCAGCGCCATCGTAACGATGGTTCTCGGCATGGTAGGAGCGCAGGGCCTCGTCGACACCGCAGAGGCCATTAAAACGGGCCACAAGGCCTCTCAGGCCGTCTCTGAGGTTAAGGAGGCGCTGACCGATGACGACTAAGCAGCAACGCCGCCTTGAGTCGGAGCGCAAGGCCGCGCAGTTTCTAGAAGAGAACCACCCGAAGCTCGCGTCTCTCTTCGAGGATGTGGTCGTCGATCTGGGCAAGGAGTGGGTCGGGCTCCCGAAGGCGCAGCTACGCGCCCGACAAGCCGCTGAGATGGCCTACCGTCTCGACAAGATGACGGACCTCTCCGGCTTCTCCCCGCTCGCGGAGGCCCTCGACTTCTTCGGCTTTTACCTCGGCTGCCTGGCCTTCCTCGGAATCGTCGACGCGGTCGAGGCCGCAGCTCGGCGGAAAAAGGAGCGCGTGGGCAAGCTCAAGAAGCGCCTAGAGCTGAATGGCGACAAGATGGCTCGGAGCCGGAAGCGCCAGATCGAGCGGCGGATCGCCCGACTCGAAGCGGCGATCAGGTGATCGACTTCTGGATCGCACTGCTTGAGGGCCTGAGCTTCCGTCGCAGAACGTAGAAAGCCCCCGGGGCCTTGCGATCCCCGGGGGCTCTCTCTGGTCGGAGGACAAGTCACGACCAGCGGACAGTCTACAGGATCCGGCTCCGAACGTAGTCCGAAAAGTTCAAGCCAGCCTTGTCGGCCTTCGTCTTGGCGATCTCGTGCTCTCGGGGAGAGAGCTTGAGGGACACCGGACGGCGTAGATCCTCGGGGGCGTTCCTGGGTCGCCCCGGTCCCTTCCTCTTCTCCTCAGTCATCGTCTCAGTCATCGTCTTATCCTCCATCGTCGGGGGTTGTTCTTCCATGCGGTCACGCTCTGTCTAAGGTGTCTCTTCTGACGCTGTCTGGCGGCGTGCTCTCTCCAGGCTGCGCGGTGAGGGTCAAGCGCCCACGCTACGAGGAGCGCGAGCGAGATCAGGGTGATGAAAATCAGCGAGTGCGGCATCTTGTCCTCCTTCCCGGTTTACCCGCCGGGATCGGGGTGTGTTGTTTAGGCGGCTTCGGTGGCCGCAAGCGAACCAACACCAACCGAAAGCTCTTTCCCGTCGGTGAAGCGGACGACATAAACACGAGCGCCGGGGTGGGAGTAATATGCCCATGCGTCATCCCGTGCCCAAGATGGCATGGTGTACTCGGAAATAACCCGACCTGCGCGGCCCTTGAAGGTGACTGAGGTTCCGATTGCGATTTGGGTGTCGTTGGTCATTTTTTTGTCCTCCGGAGGCGCTCCATGCGCCTCAACTGTCTAGATATTAGGATGCCCCTAAACTGGCGTCAAGGGGTTTTTCGGATTTCTCGAAATTATCCTCTAAGGCTCGCCTTCAGCTTGTCGTAGGCAATTTGCCTCTTGGTCCTTCGGAGCTTGCGCGCGACCTCAAAACCACAGTTCCCGCAGGAGTAGGTCGGGGTCACGCCCTCGGGCGAGGTGGGGTCCTCTGCCCAGCCCGGGTGAAACACGGCGCGTCCTGCGGTGTCCGGGCAGCACCCGGGGCAGTTGGCTTCGATCTTCCTTCCGGTCCGGGTCTTGTTCTTGAGGTCGGCGCTGGTCATTTTCTTGTCCTCCTGGGGTGTGGTGTCGGTTAGGCGTTGAGGCCGGCCTTGCAAGCTGCGCGGCCTTCTCGTCGGGTGCTTCGCTCAAGTGCGCGGTCGCATCGGGCGTGAACTGCGGAGCTTCGGCGGTTTCGCTTTCCGATGCTCTTCGTGCTGTTCATTCCTCGCTTGGTGTTTCGGCGGTGGGTTGCGGTTGCTCGGTTTGCCATTTTCTTGTCCTCCGTGGGGGCGTTGTGCCCCTCAACTGTTTTAATATTAGGATGCCCGGATATTGGGGTCAAGGTGTTTTTTAAGATTTCCTGAAATTATGCCTCGTTGTGCTTGGCCCAGGCGTAGGACTCGACCAGAGGGCCCCACTGGTAGCCGATGAATTCGCCGTTGTGGTCGAAGTACCGGGCCACGATGCTGTCCGAGACGCGGTCGCAAATCGCGGCTTCGGTGTCTCGCCGGGTGCTCTCGGGGAAGTTGACCCAGCAATCAAGGAAGAGCCCGTCCACCGAGGAAGACTTGACCGCGACCTCGTTGAGGGCCACGAAGAAAGCGCTCTTCTGAGTCTCGGAGAAGTTGGCGGCGGCGGCTTCCTTGCAGATGCTGAGGAGAATGGCGTCGGCGTTGTTCATGTTCTTGTCCTCCGTGGGCGCTCCGTGCGCCTCAACTGTCCTAATACTAGGGCACCCCTAAATTAGGGTCAAGGGGTTTTTCGGATTTCTTGAAATTAGTGGCACCCGCCGCCGTGAGGGGGATGTCGCGCTGGCGGCGACGGGTGCCGGTGGGGGGTGGGTCCAGCGCGAAGTCAGACCACCAGAACCTCAGCGGGGCCATTGTAGCCGCGCACGAAGACGAACCAAGAATACTCGCATGCGTCCGAGCGCCCGTCCCCGGTGAAGCTGGGCCGGCGCGAGAGCACGATCACCCGTCGCAGCTCGGAGCCCGCGCCCACAAGGTCCAGTCTCTTCCGAGACGAGCCGAGGAAGTTGAGCCGAAGTAGGGCGCAGACCTTCTCCCGAGGCCCTGACCGCTCCAGGGCTTTCCTTATAAACTCGGCGGCTTGACGATAGGGCGGGTTCATCACGACGTCACAGAAGGGCGGGTTGGTCCGTCCAGGTGAGAGATAGTCACCGACCCACACCGGAGCCCCGAGAGCGTCCGATGCTCGCATGGCCGAGGCCGCGTCAATGTCGAGCCCCTGGACCTTGTGCCCAGCCTCCTGGAGGACTTCGAGGATCGCACCGTCGCCGCAAGACGGATCGAACACGCGAGGCAAGAGCTGCTCGTGCTCTAGCAGCACCTCGACGCACCAAGCCGGGGTCCGGTAGAAGTCGCGCGGGTTTCGCTCTCGTCCTCGTCCGGTTGCGCTCATCGGACTGGCTCCTGAGCGGCCACAGCGACCGCCAGAGCGGCCCAGGCGTGCGAGGCCACCCCGTAGAGCGGCCCCGGTGCCTTCTTCGTTCCCTGCGCGGCTCTGCGCTCGCCGCCGTGCATCTCGATCAGCCGCTGACGAACGAGAGAGTCCTTGTTGCCCTTCCCGAGTGCATCTAGCCCCCGGAGTATCTCTCGACGGTACAGGAGCACCGTTGGAAGCCTCAGAGCCTGTGAGCATTGATAGAGCATGCCGACCGTCTCGGAGGTACGGAGAAGCGAGGAGCCTGCGATCCCGTAGGACTGGACGCGCTCAATCGCCACGAGGTCCACGCGCCCCGAGTAGATGTCGATCCCAGTGATCGCCTCGACCACTTCGATCTGCTTGTGAGACTCGATCACACGCCGGGCGGTCGAGTCGTAGACGACGAAGCCGCAGTGAGTCGGACCGGGGTCAATGCCGAGGATCATCATAGCCAGCCCCTAGAACGGGGGAGCCCCGGACTGCCGGAACTCCTCCGCTCGCTCTTCAAGGATGCAGACGCAAGGATCGCCCCCGTCCTCTTCAGTGTCATATTCACCGCAGACCTGACAGGGCTTGCAGTAGTTGCAGACCCCGCTATCGGTCCACCCGTACCACTTGCAATGCGGGCAGGTCATCTTGAAGTAGCCGTGATCGTAGTCTTCATCAAGCATCACCCCTCACCTCCACCGGATCGATTCTTTTGTCACCAGCTCGAAGCCCTGAGCGTCGGCCCCGGCCTTGAGTGCCTTCTTGGCTGCGGTCTTGTCGGGCTCCACCTTCGTCTTCGTCCAGCCCTGCTCGACCCACGCCGACACCTCGCTCGGCCCAGAGAGAGACGTGGACGAGGCCAGCCAGAAGGTCCCGGACTCGGTGCTCACCTTGGCTTCCTGTCCCGCCTCTCGACGTGCCGACAGGATGCCCCCGGCGCAGCTCTTCACCCGGTCCAAGCCTCTCTCTCGGGATCGTCTTCGGGCTGCCAGTCTCTTCTCCTCCGCCCGCAGCATCTCGGCCTCAGCTTCGAGGTGTCGAGCTACAGCTCGGAGCTTCTCCAGCTTCTCAGGCGTCTCGGTTGCCAGGGCCTCAAGGAGCCCTAGGGCCTCCACGTCAATCTCTTCCTGCCGCTCGGCCCCCGTCGTCGGATCGCCGCCTTCGTCCATTAATTCGCCAATCCTGAAGTAGGCGCACATGATCTCGTGGCTTGTAAGTTTCGTCTCCATTGTCTCGTCCTCCGATGCGCCCGGTTTGCCCGCCGGGCTCCGGGTGTTAGAAATTTTGGACGGCTCCATAGCGAACCCCTCGGCCGACAACTCGGCTCTCACCTGTGAGCTGGTGCAAGGCCGCGTAAAGCTCCCTAATGCACGCTTTCAGAGACTCGATCTTGACGTGCTGCTCAACAGTCAACCTCGTCGCGACGTCGCCGCGTGTAACCGCCCGCGCGCTCTCTAGCGCTTTCTGGAGGTAATCAATCCTCAACTCAATATTTCGATAGTCCGCCATGTTCTCGTCCTCCATTCGCCCGGTTTACCCGCCCGGCTCGGGGTGTTGTTTCTAGCTGGCCTGTCGCAGTTCGGTGATCCTTGCGGCGATCATCGCCTTTAGCTCGCGCCGGGCTTCGGCAGCGGTTCGCACGCGCACTCCCTTGTCAAAGCACTGAACCGAAAAAGTCGCGTCGGTGTCGGCGTATAGGTAGCCCTCAAAAACATCGACCGAAAAGCGGTCGTCGCTCGACATGCAACCCTGATAGGTGCAGATGGCGTCAACCTCAACCTGTCCAACCACAACCCACTGGCCGCCAACGCGGGCCAGAATGTCCATGTCTCCGGTTCCCCCAATGCTCAGGGGCTCGCATCGGTCAATCTTGCCGAACTTGATTTGAACCTTGCTCATTGTCTCGTCCTCCGTGGGGGCGTTGTGCCCCTCAACTGTCCTAATAGTAGGGTATCCCAAAAAGACGGTCAAGCTCTGTTTTTCAGAAATCCGAAAAAACATTAGAAGGGGATGTCATCCTCGACCGGGTGAGGGGCGCTTCGGTGGGCGGGCGCTGGGCTGCTCGGCGGCGGTGCTGCGAAGTTCCCGGCGTCTCGGGGTGCGCTGCGCTCGATCCCATCGGCAATAATGCCGAGCTTCGCCTGAACCTCTCCGTTCTTGTCGGAGTATTCCCGCAGCTCCAGCCGTCCGGACACTGTGATCCGCTCGCCCTTCGAGCAGCGGAGCAGGTCCTCGGCTGCCCACTTCCTCCAGGTCGAGACGTCGAGAAAGATCGTAGGTCTGGCCTTGCCTTGATTCACGGCGATCCGGGTTCGGGCTCCGGGGTTGTCTCGACCCCGGATCTCTGTTGGGTCGAAGACGAGATTTCCGGTCAGGGTGATGTTGTTGATCGGCATGTCTTACTCCTTCGCCAGTTCAAGTAGTGCGGGCCACTCATAGCCCTGGGCTTCCCAGGCTCGATTCAAGAGCCCGAGGATGGTGTCGGCTGCTTGGTCTAGATCGGCGGCTCCAATCGACCCGTCCGAGACGTAGCGGATCACCGCCTCGGCTTTCTCTTTTGTGTCACACCCGATCTTGCTCTGGAGGATGTGCCGCGCCTCCTGAGCTGGGCTTGGCTTCGCTGGGATCGTCCGCTGCGCCCGCACCCCGTCGAGGGCGTTGCCATCATCGTCCACCGTAGAAGCTACGCCAGCAACAGCCCCAATTTGGTAACGACGCGCATAGGTGATCGCGCTGCCCATAGCCTGCGGAATATTTTTCGCGCCTCCAACTGGGATCGTCAAAGAGCCGCAATCCATCGACTCGCCGTGCCCCATGATCCTAGTTGTGACCGTAACCGAAGAGCCGTCACCGTCGGCGAGTTGCACAAGTGCGATCCCGTGTCGGGATAGGACAGGGATCACCGCATCGCGCAGGCTTGCGAGGTCGGCGTAGCTTGATCGAAAGTGGGGGTTGGTTGAGTTCTTGTGGGCGTTGCCCATCTCGCCCTGAGCTGCGGCGAGCGCAGCCGCGAGGCTAGTGTGCTGGGGTGTCTTGCTTGGCATGTTGTCCTCCTATGCCTTGTAGGTGAGTTCGCTCAGCTCTTCGTTGATGAGCTTCGAGTAGTTGATTCGATCATTCGGTGGCGGCTCGGAGTAGCCGGGGCGCAACATGGACGTCAGCCAGCCGCGCTCCAGATCGTCAGCAGTCGCCAAGAAATTAGCCAGGACGATCATCGCGTCGAGAGCCGACTCGGCCCTCTTGCGGACGTGCTTCGGGGTGCAAGCGAAGCAGCACTCTCGACCCCGTGGAGTGATGGCGACGTCTTGAGCGTCCCACCAGTCTCCGCAGTCGTCGCACCGCCGCCGCCAGAGCACGCCGAGCCGGGTCGGTAGGTCCTCCCCGTCCTGGGCCGCAGCCTCGGCCAAGCCTCCGCAGGCGGGGCAGACCTCGTCCATGTGTCCGTCGATCAGCACGAGGTCCCGGTCGCGAGTCTTCTCACGACACCTCGGGCAATCGATCCAATGTTCTTCCATCCTCAACTCCTTCCGGCGCAGCTCCCCACGAGCCGTGATCGCCATGTTCAGACGATAGACCACCCCAACTCAGCACGCAAGGGGCTTGCGGCGTTTTGTTGAGTCAGGTGGCGACAAGCGGCGGGAGGTGTGTATGATGCGGCCAACACAAGGAGGTCCTGATGGACGAGTTATTGACGAGTGAGGAGGTGTGTGACCGGCTGAAGCTCAGCAAGCGCACGCTTCGAGACATGGTGGACCAGGGCAAGATCCCGGTCTTAATGGTGGGCACTGGATCGGGTCGCCCTCGGTTCGACTGGCAGGAGGTCGTCGACGCGATCCGCAGAGCCAACGGTCGGGATCGGGACAGTGAGTGAGGGCTTTACGATGATCCCCAACGATCTGCTTGACGCTTTGTGTCGGTCTGTCGAGATGAAGAACGCCGAGCGGTGCGTCCTGCTTTATTTAATCCGGCAAAGCTACGGCTTCAACCGGGATCACTCGGGCAGCTTTGGATCTATCGGCGCAGTCGCTCGGGCGACAAAGATGAACCGAAGGACGGCGGCTCGGGCTCTTGCTGAACTCAAAGATCGCGGCGTGCTGTCTGTCACGACGCTCGGAGACGCTGGCTCATCAACGGTCTACAGGATCAACCCGTGCGACGTCTGGGCTAGTGGTCCACAGACCACTAGTGGTCCACAGGCCCCTAGTGGTCCACAGACCCCTACACCTAGTGGTGCTCAGACCCCTAGAGCTAGTGGTCCACAGACCCCTACACAAAAGACAAAGAAAATAAAAAGAACAAACAACCCCCCAATAGCCCCCCAGGCCGAGAAGAAGTGGACGGCGGATCGGCTCTTCTTCCAACTCGGCGGTCGAGGTACGATCCCCCCGTTCGTTCAGGGCAAGTGGATCGCAATCTCTGAGCGAAGTGACGAGGACATCGAGACGGCCCTGCGGAAGGTGAGGAACTTCCAGGTGCCGAGGAATCGCTTTCTAGACCTCTTCGACGACGATGGGCAGGACCTGAGCCCGGAGTGGGAGCAGAGATCCCGAGAGCGCCGCCAGGGGCCGCGAGAGAGCACCGAGGAGGACAGGGCCGCAAGCAACGCGCGGATCATCGCAGACTTTGAGAAGTGGAAGCAGAGCAGAAATTAGGAGGACAAGAACATGGACAACGTCATCAACATCATCAAGGAGCAGATCGGGCTCGCCCGGGGCCGAGAGGCCACCGACAACGAGATCGGATCATTTCTCCGCGACCTCACCCACCGGCTCGGGAGCATCTCGCCGGGGAAGCTGGAGGCCGCTTTCATCGCAGCACGAGAGGACGCCGCCGAGCGCCGCAGCCGGGGCCGCTTCGGTCAGGTCAGCCTGGACGACGTGATCTTGAGTTACCGCAGAACAAAGGCCGACCCCGAGGACTTGCCCGAAGACCCCTACTGCGCCTTTGA